CTATGATGATCAACTCAGGGGCTTGGCCATACAACTCGACATAAGCCTTTATCTCCAACTCGATATCATCGAGTGACGGACTGGAATCAAAGACCCACTTGATATGTTTTAACTTATCAAATGCACCATCGTAAAAGTGTGAGTCAGTCGAAAGGTTCTGCTCCACGTTCACTTGGTTATGTCCTGATGCGTGCGCTGCTGCTCTCAACATTACAGTCGTAGTGTCTGTATCTGCTGAAAAAAATAGCGTAGGTACTTTTGCTTTCACTGCATAGATGAGTGCAAACATTGACTTGCCAGCGTTAGGTGCAGCAGCAACCATACAGACCTGTCCTCTACGGAACTTGATCTGCTTCTCTGCTAGTGCAACCCACACGTCCGGAAGGGGAGTGGCTTTGGTAAGCACAGTTCCCCACGCACGCTGTAAATCAAGCACTGAACTCTCCAAACGGAATGACTATACCTTTGAGCTTACGAATATGTGCTCTCTTACCGTGAGTTAATCCACCCCAGATACCAAAGCGTTCGTTCTTAATTCCCCAGTCTGCACACTCAACTTGGTGTACACAGTTGCCACAGATAGACAAGATATAACTTATCTCTCGTGGATGTTCTGCCTCTGGTGGATAAAAGATTTCTGTGTCAATGTTCTTACAGCGTGGATCCTCGTAGTTCCAAGGCCCTCGCATAAGTTATCGAACCCAGATAGTCTCGCACTTATCTAAAGCACCCTTGGGTGCTGCACACATATAACCCTGCCAAGGTCCACGTGCTGATGTTCCTGTCTTAAAGGCCATCACGCCGTGCTTACATTGCTTAACGCCAGGCTGTTCTACTGGAGCAGCTACTGGTGTTGCAGCGAATGCTGCTTGGATGTTTGATACTGCAGCAGCAGTTGCGTTACCGCCTGCTAGTTCTGCTGATGTTGACTTGATTAGTGTTGCCACCATTGATAGGTCCATAAGACCTGTCTCAAGATCCTTTACATCTGTTGCGTAAAGATTGATAAGTGTTCCGTCATTCAACTTGTAGTTGACTTGGAACTTGGTGTTCTCGTTTGCAGCCATTTACTTTCCTCCGTTTGATTTGATGTTTAGTCTTACAGATTCATTACCGACAACCTTCGGAACAAACCCTAGAAGTTTCTCAACTTCCTTTGAGTCAACTGTCTCACGACCTTTAACTGTTGTCCAGCTTATTTCGATACCACTTGCAGTAGTACCAGTAGAACCAACTAAAGATTCTTTTAAGGTTTCTCTTTCCTTTTCCAGCTCTTTAATCTTTACATCTAACTGTATGTAGTGCAGCGCGTGCTTGTCAACTTCTGCGTCCTCAATCACGACTTCACTAAGGACGATACGTTCTTTCTTAAGACCACCGCAACCCATCTCTTCGGTTGCGTCGTAATACTGGCAGTAGTCCTTGCAAAAGGACTGATCTTTCTCAGGCTCTGGTAGCACTGTGCTGGCTTTAACGCTAGCCAACCAGTTAAGTGCAGTCAACGCCATTGATTCATCGTAAGGCTCTGTATGCACCTTGATGTCCTTCTCAGACCCATCACGTGCTATTGCTACAAGGTTAACTGTCTTAACTTCATAGCCATTCTTAGATAGTAGATACCCGTAAAGCTGGACCTGCCACCTCTGTTGCGTTGATGGGAAGTAGCCAAGGTTCTTAATCTTAGATGTCTTCCAGTCAATGACCGCACCGGTGCTAGGTACAAATAAATCTACGTGTGCTTTCATATCACCGTAGGCAACCTCAGTTTCCACCAAGTATTCTTTAGCGTCAGGATCGAGTGCGCCGATAGCCTCTTCAATGGCAGCGTGTATCGCTGTTCCCATTATCGCTGCTAGCTTTGACTGGTTCTCATTGGTATGAGGCTGTGCATTCAGTCTGTACCAGACCTTGCGTTTACAACCACCAATCTCTGATGGACCCACCTCTGTCTGCATACTTCTATCACGACTGGCATCCTTAGCGTGCAGTACGTGCAGTAGTAATTCCTTTGGATCTTCTATTGCCACTTTCGGTCATCCCTCCACGTTAGGAAAGTATCTAAGCAGTACGCACCGACAAACCCAATAACAAAACTAATTGCTCCTACTAAAATCAACTCTTTCATTTTTCCGTCCTCACTTGTGCTATGACTTGTATTGGTGGATGCGTATTAATATCCAGTAAGGATGCAATCCTGACTGCCTCTTCTGCTACCACACTTGCTGTTACGAGTTTATTGTAATTCTTACTTGGCAAAGAATACAAGTACCCAAGGGCATAATTTCCACCAGAGCCTGCCGAAAACAAGCCACGCTCAGATGTATTAAACGATAGGTCCCCGCCTATGGAGAACAGGTTGGCACCGAATGAGATAAGGAACGAAAAGTTCATCTCCTTGTTATCTACTTCGTAGTTACCTTCTTTGAAAGCAGCTGAGATACTAGGCAGTACCTTGCTGCCCATAAACCTCACTGGGTCCTCACCGCGATATAGCGGTGGCTTCCACGCGTAGGCAAGGATATCACCTGGTCGTGAGTCACCAGTTAAACCGAGTAGGTATTTACCAGTGCTGACTATCTTCGGTGTTTCGATAGAGATGATGCGTTGATCACCGTCCGTAATTTGGCTATCTGCTGCCATCACGACGAAGTCGTTACCAGAGATCCCAACAAGGGTAGTCACTTACTCACCATCCCAATCAATGTTATTGATACTAAGCCAGTCAAGATAAGTGATTGTCATAAAAGTATCTTACCAGTCATAGCGTGTCGCAAGACACATATTAGGCAGATGTCTGTGTACACTTGCGAGCGTGAGCGAGCAGAAGCAGACAGGGCGCCCTTCACGGGCGCAGTTGGTAGGTAACCGACAGGTTACCGTCTCCCTCCGTCTACCAACCCTGCCAAGAATGAAACACAGGAACGCTATACGTTCCCTGCCACAGGTCACAGGAAGCGATTTGCGGGACTTAGGACCAATCCACGTCTGTCCGTGTGGGTCGCAAGTCTTCAACGCTATGGTGTCCTTTGATGACTACGAACTATCCTGGTACTTCTTAGACGGAAGCTGCGTTAGTTGCGGCAACCTAGTAAAACTACCGTGTCCTGTAGATCGTGATGAATCACAGCCTTTCTGCGATTAACGAGCAGGACCGGACTGGTATATGTTCAGTCTGTGGACCTACTAGAATCAAACTCAGAGACTCTAAGAGAGCAACCCTTAGCGCACGATATAAGTGCAAGTCTGTCTATCTCAAAGCCTACAACAAACTCCAGTACCCATACGCAATCCATAAGAAAGACTACTGTGAACACTGCGAGTTCAAGCCAGTACATATCAGTCAGCTCGACGTTGACCACATTGACGGGGACAAATGGAACAACGACCCGTCTAACTTACAGACGCTCTGTGCTAACTGCCACCGTCTAAAGACTCACCTTAATAACGATAGCAACTCTGGCATATTTTAGGCACAAAAAATAGCCCCCGATTCCCGTTAGGGAACCGAGGGCCTTGGCCTCGCAGTCAAACTTTACTTTGCTGTGGTCATTGTTAAATCGTGCTTAGGGTTAGCCCAAGCAATTACTACTGGAACGATTGCAAGCCATAGAGCATTAGCTGCGTGCTTCCAATCTGATCCTGTAAAATCTAGTGGTGACTTACCGAGGATTACTACTGCTGCAAGTGCGTTAGATACGAACCACTTGGCCCACATCTCTGCTACTTTGTTATTTAACTTCATTGGATCTCCTTAGTCTTTGAACTTCGGTGACCCGAAGCCAACAATAAATGCTGTGAGTTTGCGCTTATTATCTTTCTTGTAAGCGCGGATGCGCTCTGCTACTTCTCCACCGTTTGCCTGTGAACCTGATGTCTTATGCTCAGGTGAAGTATTGCCCTCAATGGTTGTAACAGTTCCATCAAGGTTATCTTTGAGCACAATACCAACGTGCTCTACTGGAGCACCGCCTGGTGCGAAGTCAAAGAATACTATGTCGCCAGGCTTGGGCTTGGCAGTGGCTGCATTAGACCAAGCACCTGTGCCTTGAAACTTTGCTACACCAGCTACTGTACTTACGACATTTGGGATCTTAAGACCAACCTGATTAGCACACCACATAACAAAACTGCCGCACCAAGGTAGGTAATTCGCTTTAGTAAACGCGCCATATTTTGTCTCATTATCCTTTGGTCCTTCAACTGTGCCAATCTCTTTACTGGCTGTTGCTATAAAGTCTGCACGTTGGCTCATCGTTCTTCAACCCTTGTTTTAATAATTGCTTGGTTGATACGCAATTCAATAGTTTCTTTTTCAATGCGGTCAATAGAATCTTTCATAGACTCGCCACCATTGTTATAGAGCTGGTACTTAATCTTTTGTAGGTCATCACATACTGGGGTTAAAGCAATCTCAACTATTGTTTTAATAGCGTGATGAAATGCTTTCCACAACCCGTACAATGCTGCTGTTCCTACAAAGAAGTAGGCATAAACAATGCCCGACCAATCTGACGGTGACAAGATAGTGCTCCTATGCCGTTCTGATAGTGATAAGCAATAGTCCACCGTAACCGGAGTATCGCTTATCAGTTGGTGTGCGGTTGATAAAGTCCATCTCTTCGATGAGTCCAAGGTAGGACTCACCGGTACGGAAGTCTTCAACCTTAATTAAGTCACCTATGTTTTCAATATTCTGCATAGTAATCAGACGGTCATAAGCTGCGTTCTCATAACCAGATGGGTTATTGAACTTATCCATTGCGTGATCGTATAGTTCTACTGGGTACTGGATAAGGCGTTGACGTGGTACAGATGGCAATACTCGTATCTGGTATCCAGTAAAGAGTGGTCCTTTATTACTATCAGTATTAGAACGATTCATTACAAACTTAAAGCCTAGATATTGCTGAGGTGTAGCAGGGTATGAAATACCAATCTGGGTAATGTCTGCGCCTTGGTCAAAGTAACCGATTGAATACTCATTGTTGTAAGCATCAATAGAGTAGATAGCAAGTGAACCATTGACTGATTCGTAGCGTGGCTGTAAGAACTTAAAGATTTTATTCTCAAGGGTGTTGTAGCGAACAAAAGCAGTACGCATAGTACCTGTAGGTGTTAGGCGTGTAGCTGTCTCAATGTAGTTCTTACCATTGGTTACGCCATTGTTTGCTGTACAAAATACTAGGCGGTCTGTATTGCCTGCAAAGGAACACGATGTTGTAATAAAACCTGTAGTCGTTGGGTCATACAAATCCCAAGCGTAGGCAAAGACTAGGTTAGTTCCAACCTGTTGACCTAGGTTTACGCGAGTCAATCCTGGGTTACCATCAACGCCAGTTGCTGC